TCGCCTGTAATATGCGAGACGGAATAAACATCATAATTGTTTTTCAAATACAAGAATTTATTTCCGACTTCATCGGTTCTAATTAGAACATCTGATCCAGATGTCAATTGAATTGTTTCTGTTACTTTAGTTTTGGTTCTAATATCAGTTAGATCATTAGACTGGACTTCATAGTATACATATGCCGAAGTAGTTCCTGTAACATTAAGTTGTAATATCAACTGTTCAGGTGCACCAGTAATTTGTAGAGTACCCGTCAAAGATACGCCGTTTTGATTGAATACCATTACAGAAGATTGTGGGAATATTCCTGGTGAAATATCAGCAGCAATTTGGTCGTAGAATGTTCCAATTCCTACAGTAGCAGAGCCAGTAGCAGAGAATGAAACAGGTCTATGTACCCAATAATACAATTCAAAATCGCTTATTGAGGTCAATCCAGAATAATTCAATTGGAACAATAGATTATTGTCGTTACCTTTTATCAATGATGCTGTTGTTCCTGTTGGAATCTCGAACAAATGTTTACCATTAGAGGTCAAACCATCTTTATAAATGGTTTTTATGTTCTGAATAGAATTAGATCCAGAGAATCCAATATCATAGAGATATACGTAATATGTGTTACCGCTTGCATAATTTACATGACGCAACTTAGCAGAACCTATTTGCGTAAACGCATTGCTTCCTGTAGAACTGCTAAGGAACACAGCTTGCCCGTTATCGTTATTAAAAGTCAAACCAAAGTTATTTGCTGTACCATTAAAATTAGCTTCTAGATAAGGACCAACAACTCTATCCAACGATTCTTCGGTTACAGTTCTAGTATTTCTGGCTTTGTCTACAGAAATTCTGGTTGCACCTTGAGTTTCGAATTCATGTCCAAAAATATAAGCTTTACCTGCTTCTAGTTTAGCCAGTAGAGTAGTTGCTGTATTTTGTTCCATAGAAACATCAAACGGTCTAACTGTATAGTTTCCGGATTCATCATAAGTTCTTCTGGCTAGGGTATCTTCGATTATGGAATAATCAGGATACTCTTCCTTTTTTATGGTAGTACCATCAACGATTCTGAGGAATTCAATGAAATTACTTCTGGAAAAATTATCGGTAGCTGATGTATTTGTAGGAACAAAGGAATATTGATTGAGTGTAAGATCGATTTTATAACGATCGGAGCCTGGGGCTGCATAGTTATAAGATCCGAAAGCAGGATCTTTTAGTGAATCATCTTCATCTGTGGTTACATAACTACGAGCAACATCAAATCCAACTCTGACAGTAGGAGATGCAAAGTCTCTATATTGTGTTCCGGTCACACCAGAAATATCATACAAAGCCAAACTCTGTGCGGTATTCCTAACAAAGAAACCATCCACATATCTAACACCATCGTTTACATTTACCAAAATACAATTACCAATAGAAGATCCTGTGATTCCTGTCAAACCAGAAATCGTAGCAGCTACGGCAACCGAATTAGATGTTCCTGAAACGACATCGGTAGAAGTTAATCCCGATCCCGAAACATATTGAAAGTAAATAACAGGAGATGAATCTACAGATGAAGTGGTCAATCCACTTTCAGTGTGTAAGACTTTAATAGAAGCCCCACCAGATTTACTCAATACTATATCCGAAAAATCTGATATATCTGAACTTCCAGATAAACCAGACAATCTAGCGAAATATACTCGGTTTTCTGAAATCTGACCGTCAAAAACAATACTACCATCATGAAAAATGCTATTACCAAAACGCTCCACCTGATTTTGAATCAGGGTTTGCAATTGAGTCAATTCTCTGGCTTGAACGGCATAACCAGGTCGGAACAAAAAACGTAAGAATTTTTTATCTTCGTCAAAATCGTCGTAGTATGGATCTATATTGAATAAACCAGAATCGTAAACCATTTTTTCTCCGACTTAGAATTGAATTATGAACTTAATTTCTTCTCTTTGTTCGATAGAGCGTTCTATTGGTCTGATGTTTTGTATATGAAGTATTTCACCAGTATGATACAAAATATCAGGATAGGAGACTATTTCGCTAATAATAGCACCTGTAGTTCCTCCATTATTATATATGATATTGTTGCCCGTCAAGAATTGACCCCAAACACCATTTAGTATGAGATTTCCTTGAGTTCCACCGGTAACAGGATTCCAATCTACAACATATCCTTTTCCTACTTCATACCCTCCGCTCAAAGAAGCAATAATAGAATCAAATTCAAAACTGGTACTATCAAAAACATTAGCACCATCATAGGTCAATAGGAAATTGAATGTTTGAGTATAGGTATCTAAATTAGAAGCCTCATCTGTATCGATTTCTATGATTTTTCCTAGAGGTCCTGAATAATCGCTTGTAAAATCTTGTCTTATTTCGGAAACACATTCACCCAATTTGAAAGTTCCATTATAGTTTTCTAGGTATAATGATCCAACCAAATTACTTCCATTTTCAGGGTTCCAAGAATATATCTTACCAGTAGAAAATGATGGATACACCTGATCTGATGTATTACCCACTCCAATAGCAATATAACCTCTCTTATAATCCAAACCTGATGGGTCGAACGTAGTACCCGTGGTTCCTAAAGGAACCAATTTAAGTTTTTTCAGATTCCTTCCTTCAGAACCAGCAAGATCACGAGTCTCTACATTGGTTACAGTATAAACTGGTGTTCCGAATGTCATACCAATTTCAAAGTTACCTCTAGTAGTCGTAACCACCAACTCACTGGTATTAGCAGCGTAAGTAAGACCAGGATACCAACTAACAACAGAACCAGCAGCAGTTCCAGATTGCACAAAATCGTTTGCGGTAAATGAAGAAGCTAATGCAGATCCAGAAAGAGTTAATCTAGATTGTGTATAAAACAATTCAGGATTCTTTATAATACCAAATTGCCTATAATCATTGTCTATATTAATTTTTCCATCTTCATCTTGAGAAAATTCTACAACTACCATTAATGCGGGGCATCCTAGTTCCTTTACAGGATTAGAACCGTGACCTCCAGGAGGTGATAATACAGGTTGAGCCAGCAAAGATAAATCTGCACTCAATCCTGGATAACTGGTAAGACCATTTACTATTTCAATTTCTGCAAAAGTATAGTGTTGACCAGAATCTATTACTTCAATGGTATCAATATACCTAGCTCCACCTGTAATACTGGTGCTTAAGAATTTCACCGTAACTTCTGCATCTGTGGAGAAGGTATTCAGAGAATTGTTATACGATGATCCATCTCCTACTATATTTACTTGAGGTAATATAGAATACAAGGAAGCATCCGAACCAGTACCACTAGTTAGACCTATATTCAAAGGAGTTTCAAGATATACTGTAGCGGTATTTACCCCGGCTACGTATGAATTTATCACTCTTTGTTGCCCGGCTCCCAATCCAGAATCAATTCTCAACACCATGTTATTGTAATAGTTATTGGAATAAACTAATCCCGGACCAGAAATAATAACAGAAGAAGACCCGGCAGAAGTTGCACCAACTACTTGGTTTTCATCTGCTGGAAAAATAACTTTAGAAGAAATTACTTTGGATCTAATATCTTCTGTAAGATTTACAAAATCTATGGAACCGTCTACAGCAGCCTGTTGAACATTCCACTGTAATATTCTTTCATCGTTATCTTTTAACAATGAAATATATTCTACCGGCATATAACCGGTTTTATTAGAAAAACCTTTTGTTAAGAATTTACGTTTGCTTTCTGTTATCTGGTATAAAAATTTCCATCTATACCCGTCAGATAGGGTTCTAATTTGAGAATCGGTGTGGGTAGGAGCTACTGTAGACGGGGAATCATAATTATTATCGATACATTTATACACCCGTTCTTCGTCTACCAAAACATAAAATTTAGAAGGATTTGTGTCGTCGAATAAATCCACGGAATCTCTGTAATTATCATACACAGAACCTGGTTCCCAATCATATCTTGGAATTACCAAACTTACATTTTCCGGTTTGATTCTCTTATAGGCTAATATATTTCTCCAGAATTCAGTATCTGAATTTATGCTATCGATATTTTTTGGAGGGAAATTATCATTAGTCGTACCAGTGGCATCAACCCATTCCGTGGTTTTACCAATAGACAAAAAATAATGATTGTCAGCGATATTTGTTATATCCTGACAAAAATTTTCTATTAAATTTCTTCTTAGTTGTTGTCTGAATGGATCGTTGATCGCCATGTCTATTCTTTCTAAAAATTAGGACTGTCGTATGAATTTATAATACCGTATGGATCTGCTCTACTATCAAAATCATCGCCTAGTGGCATATTTAGAAAACTTCCTATTGTTATTTTTCTAAAATCGCTTGTTTGGTTATATTGCAATATTGCATATTTGTAATCGCCTGTAAAATTGGTATACCAATCTCCACGTTCAGCAGTTCCTTCCATCGTCCATTCTTCCCATCCCGATAAACCAGGAGCAACACCATAAAATTCATCTTTAACTTCGGACGAAATTCGTGATATTACTGGTCCATTATTACCAATTCTTTTATTTGGATGTTCGTATATAATCCAAAATGGATCTGCTCTTGTAAATCCGTCTTCTTTTAACCAATTTCCTGTATTTCCTGGAATGTAATCTACCCCAGCAGAAACCGGATTACAATTTCCCGCTGTTATTATCAATGGATTATGCAAATCGGGATAATATCCCCCATGCGTACCATCTATAGAAAACCACTTTGACAAATCATCATGTGTTTTAGGTGTGTATGGTAAATAATGCCCTATAATAGGAACTTCATATCTGGTGAGTTTAGTAAAATCAAATAATTCGGATTGTATCTGTCTCTTTATTAGCACCTGTCCAAAGAAAGCCAATCCAGCAGGGTGAATGAGTTTCTTGAGAATATTCCTGTATTTGTTTATTACCATTTCTGTTTTTAACACATACGAGAAATCTTGATAATAATGATTGTCTTGGAGAACTTTATTTGAACTTAGTTTACCATCATTATTTTGATAATATCCATCAAAATTGCAAAGACCACCTACAGTAACAGTTCCTGAAAATCCAGATCCCTTTTCAGATTGTATTGTTATAGTTGGTGCTGTATTGTAATTGATACCAAAATTATTGATTTTGATTTTTATTATTTTTCCGGATGAATTTACCTGTGAGACCTCAGCATCGGCTTTTTGACCGACATCATTAGCTGCATTGGTAAAGATTACTTTATCACCAATTCTATATTTCGTACCTCCATTGGAAATAGATATAGAAGAAATTACAGAATATACCTTTCGTTCTACAGAAAGTGTATCTGAATTATTGGTAAATTGAATTCCATAATTTGCTAAAAATGTACCATTTATACTTTCAAGTTCGATTTCTGTGGTTTCAAATACTCCCAATTGATATCGTGAAATATTAGAAACTACTCCCGTTGCTATTATATTTCCGGATGAATTGACCTGGTATATTGTTTTTCCTAATGCCTCGAAGATTCCACTTCCTAAGGTACTGGTAACTCTTATTGCTTTCTTGAGTATCCATTTTCCGTCGGATACCCGCAAAATATCTAATTTAGGATAATAAAACTCTACGTTGGTATCATACAAAATTCTAAAAAGCAATTCATAGGTTTTTTCGGTACCTTTAGCTTTATAAAATTGTTTAATATGCTTTATAAGTTTTCTTGTATCTACAGGTTCACCTGTTTTTTGATTTATAGCCAATTTCTCAGGGAAATTTAATAGGTATTCTTTTTTGAAATAAGATACAAATTCATCAAAGGTCACATCAATATCTTTAACTTTTTGAAGTTCCATAGGAGACCTCAAATAAATTCCTTGTTGTTCTAACCACTCAAAATACAAATTAATAAAAGATACGAATGTAGGATGATCCATTCGCACAAATTGTGGAATACCATATTGAACTAAACTAGAAATTTTATTGGAATCTCGTATAGACACCTATTATGTTCCTGTATTGAATGGGAATGAAGAAGCAGAAGAATTGTATGGATCAAATCTAATGGATTCTATTTGACAGTTGACCGAAATGGAAGTTTCGTCGAACAAAAGAATTAGATTTCTTCTGGAATAAACATCGTTTTTATTTGGTATTACTGTTATATCAATTGTGGTATTTGTTGTTGGATACAAAGATACAGGTTTGAAATTAGTTAGGGTTATCTTTCCTGTTGTGTAATTGATTGTTCCTTGATTAGAATTCAAATATACTTTAGTTTGATTTACCAATCTATACAAACGAATATTACCTCGTCCGTCATCATCAAGATAGCAAATTTCATTGGATAGTGTAGTAGGATCATAATGAATAAAGGCTGTAGTAGTCACAATTGAATCGTATCCTGTTACAGGATGATACAATTCATTATCAAATGAAATATTGTATGCGGAAGATTTATTTAAAGTAGGTTCTAATTTTTTCTGCAATTTTAATGTTGTATTGTTACTAATAATGGCTTCATCTAAATCATCAATAGTGGTAATAAATTTAGAATACCTAAAACTTCTATCAAATCTTTCTAATTCCGATCTTCCATAAGAAACAATCAAGTTCTTGATCCGTTGTTCAAGTGCTGATCGCGTTAGACTGGTTTGTTCATCGTTATAGAGTACATTAGTAGAAATGGAAATGTACAAATAATCTGGATCCACAATTTCAGGTGTTATTGTGACCAAGTTTCTTTCTTTGATTATGCTCTTTGCTATAGCCAATTTTTCTGATTGTGTGATTTTCTTAGCATTTTTAGGCTTGATCGAAACAAATACTTTACCATAAATGGGAGGATCATTATCTTCGCCGCCCCATACGAATACAGATTCGGCTTGCTCTGCATATTGTCTGGCTATCAACACCCTGTAATCTTCTGGAGTTACTGCTCTTTCTTGGGCTTGATAATTTCTAGGAGCATAATACTTAATGGATTCTAATGTTTCGGCATCTGAACCACCAAAAGTTGTAGAATAATTTCCATCAGAGTCCGTAATTAACAATACCAAAGCATCAGAATCTTTGAGATATGTGAATGTAGGAGAAGTTTCAGATTCGTTTTTACCAAGATCGTTGCCTAAAGGCCCATTAGTAACCAAATATTTTATGGTAATAACATTACCTGTTTCTGGCTGCTTACCTATGATTCCATCTCCAAAATAAATTTCATATGTATCATCGAATAATTGAACAAAATATGCATGGGAATCACTAGAGAGTTTATTTAAATCGTTTACTTCTTCCCACAGAATAGAAAATCCGGTTGTGTTTTCTAAAGATTCTTGAATGCGTACCTCAATAGTTGAAGTATCGACATCTACATCCGGTATTACATATTTTTGGGCTGTATTGGAGTTATCTACGACATAGGTTACAGTCTTATAGGTTCCTTCTTTTATTTCAACATTAGAAGCTACATAATCACCATTATTATTTTTAACCAATACGCTATCAGTTGCATTATAAATCAAACTATCACCATCGGCACTCTTGGTAGAAAACGTGTCGCCTTTAGAAACATAATATGATAATCCATTATCAATTGAATTTTTAATATCATCAGATAAATTAGTAAAATAAACATCTACATAGGCTACAGAAGCTCTTTTAGATTTTGGAATATAGTCTAGATGTTTAGCTATAGATGCGGCAGATGAAACTAACTTACAGCTATCCAAAAATGTTTCATTAGCTACCATATTGGCATAGTATGCCTGATAATGTGTGTTATATGCCAAAATATCTAGCAACACATTCATACCAGAACCTTCAAAGTCATAATCGGTAAATTGGTCTTGAGCTTTGAGGAAATTTTTAAGATTTTCCTTAATTTCATCAAAATCTAAGCCGGAGATTATTAGATTGGATCTATTTGTTGTCATAAATTACCTTGATCTTACTAAAGGAACCTGTAATTGTATCAAATTTGGTAATGATGTGATTCTAAATTGAATAGAAGCCATAACCGCATTCAAATCCGAATTATATTTTGCAGTTACATATATGGAATTTACCCTAGGTTCATATTTTGCTATTATTTCCTGAATATATTGCGAAAGAACGTAATTGTTTTGTGGAGAATCCAATTCAAACAAAAGACCAGAAATATTAGAGTTTATTTCTGGATGAAACGGTTTTTCATTAAATTGCAGTAAAATCAAATTCCTAACAGCTCGTTTGACAGCTTCGGCATCAATTTTTTGAGAAATGTCGTGGGTAATTGGATGGGGCGTAAAATTTAAATCCAAATCTTTATATTTGATTTGCATATTACTGTATTTATACATTATCCACCACAATTAACTGTACAACTACCCGTTATTACAGCAGAGCCACAATCGACTGGATCACCAAATCTACCAGCCGGGCAATTGTTTATGAAGACTGTGCTGGAGCCCTCAGCGAGTTTTCCTGGGTGTTCGTTGCTTCCAGATCCATGAATTTGCCAATTGTCACCTTTTCTATGCCAACCTCTACTGTTGACAAATACGTTCGGTGATCCTTGATTATTTTGACGGGGTGGATAATCTCCGTGACCAGAACACCAATCACCTAATCTAGCAACATATGGCATTATATTTTGTCCCTAGAAAGAACGCCAAGTATACCTATAATATTTCCGGAAAAGTCTTTAAGTAGTAGAGTTGTGCATTTTACTGGTAAAACTTTACCCGTAGCGGTGTGTTTTAATCGGAATCTACAGAAAAATTCTCTCTTTTGAATCAAGCATTTAGACCATTCTTCGTGTACCATATCTCTATCATCTTCGTGTACACCGGTCAACCAGTCATTGTTGAGGGTTTCTTCTTGAGCCATTCCGGTGTATTTACTCCATTCAGACGAAACCCAGATGTAATTGCCATTTTTATCGGTTTCAAACATGGCTACACCTAGAACCAAAGAAAGTAACTTGTGTTTATTCTCAATGACAATTTGAGCTTTTTCTATCCTAGAAAGCTTATCTAGAACAGAAGAACCACCATTCGGCTGAATAATTTTGGATATTTCATCTACCTTCACTAAAAGTAAAGATACCTTCTTAATTGCATTCATTATAGGGTTCACGACATACTTCTTAAAAGCAACCAATACACCAACTATTGCTAAAATGGCACCCAAAACAATTTGTATGGATTCGAAGGTATGAAGAGTATCAGCTAAAAGAAGCAAAGTAGGCATGTACATATTCCTATTTTAAGTATAATAACCCTTTTCCCTATAATTATCTATGAATTTCTGATTGTCTATAATATTGGTTTGATCTAAAGAAAACTTCTCGGAAGACCTTAAAATGAAGTTATCTCTTATATCAGACCAGTTCGTTTTAATGTCGAAATAATAGATCCAATCAGAGTAACTATCGGGTAAATTTTGTCTATAGGATCTGACCCTAAAATAACACCTAGGCTTTGCTCCTATAGATGTTGGATAATTATTACAATTAGGATTGACTATATTTGGAGTTATTTGTATATTATCACCATAAAAAGTCACTTCTCCAGTAGAAGTAGAATATTCATACAGTATACCATATGGAATACTATCAAGAACTTTGACAATTACAGGTCCTCTAATAGCGCCAAATATACCAGAAGATTCTTTGGTTCTTATAGTAACAGATGCTCTTATATTTCTAAAAGGTTTGCCATTTCTCTCTATTGTACCTACATAAACAGGAATTGCTTTACTGTAATCCGGAACCAACTTATTTTTATAGGTATAAAGTAGACCTCCAGAATAGTTAGCCTCTCTGGAATTGAATAATACCGGATTATTAGTAACATAATCATTGAATTCGAATAGGTTGGACAACCCTCTAATAAGAGATCCAGAAAATCTAACAATAGAACTGGATTGCCCACTTACAGTAATAGTAGTAGAACTTCCAAGTATACTATTACCATATAAATCAAATGCAATGAGATAATACGTATATGTGTTATTGGAAGAAATATCACTATCTTCGAACGAGGTGCTACTGGAAGTTCCTATAAGAGTAAAGGCACCTCCATTAACTGATCTCCATATTTCATAATGTGAAAAATCTAAAGGCAACGACATTATTATCTCCGATTATGGTATGTACTTAGATAGAATATACCAAGAAGTTCCATCATTTACTATACCATAGGAGGTATATTGGGTTGTTAGACTTATTGATGTAAGTCCGTCGATAGTTTCTGCTCCAGAAGGTAATACTACTACCGTATTTGTAGAGTTTGTTTTTTTGATATAATACCGTTTTCCAGGTATTTCACTACAAGAATACAATCTAACATTTAATGTTCCCGAACTACTTACAAAAATAGTATCCACGGTTTTACTGGCAGTCATAGAAGTAGAGGATACGATATACTCTTCCGAAACTGTGGCATCATTAACAGAAGGTCTCCAAGGCAATACTATTCCATGAGTTGCACTTATAGCAAATACTAAAGGATTGCTGATAGATGGCTCCGTTGTTGTCAATCCGCCACTCAAACTACTGCTGACAAAGTAATATTCACCCGGAGACAAAGAACTAAATCCGTATAACGAACCACATACAACAACGTCAAAATTATCGGCATCAACATACGATGCAATACCAATACCTAAAGTGCTTGTAGTATCTGACAATGCCTTTTGCCAATTAGTTCCATCAAAATAAACAGCCATTCCTGTAGAAAAGGAATGCCCTGTTTCGTTTACCGATATAGTTGTAGACGCCGCAGAACTAGAATCTCCTGGTGTGGATTCACCAGTATACGAAGGTCTATATGGAAGCACCACTCCGTGTGTTGCACTAAGAGCCAATAGAAGTGGATTGCTGATAGATGGTTCTGTGGTAGTTAATCCTCCGGTTATGGTATCCGAAACAAAGTAGTAATTACCGGCTGAAAGACCTGAAAAACCATATAACGAACCGCAAACAGCAACACTAAAATTGTTAGCATCTATATAAGAAACAATACCGATACCAAGAGTGTTAACACTGTTGGCGATAGCTTTTTGCCAACTCACACCATTGAAATATACTGCCATTCCTGTAGAGAAGGAGTGTCCGGTAAAATTTACTGGTATACTAGTAGATAAAGTAGAATCGGAATCACTGCCAGAAGAAGCAGTTTCATATGAAGGTCTATAAGGTAAAATAATACCATGAGTAGCACTTAACGCAAACATCAATGGATTGCTAATTGCAGGTTCTGTTGTTGTCAGACCACCAGTTAGAGTATCCGAAACAAAGTAGTAATTACCGGCAGACAAACCCGTAAAAGCATATAGAGATCCACATACCGCTACATTGAAATTATTGGAATCAACATAAGAAACAACACCAATACCTAGAGTATTAAGACTATTAGCTAATGCCTTTTGCCAATTAGTTCCATCAAAGTATACTGCCATTCCTCCAGTAAAACCGTGCCCTGTTTTGTTTACGGCAACCAGAGTTGAACTTGCGGATGAAGAATCCGAAGATCCTGGTCCGTCTGTACTGTATGACGGTCTCCAAGGTAAAACTAAACCATATGTAGAATCCAATGCCAGGAACAAAGGATTGCTAATATCAGGTTCAGAAGTTACCAATTCACCAGGATTTTCACTTGAAGTAAAGTAAAAATTTCCAGGTGTGAATCCTGTTAATCCTTCCAAAAATCCAGAGTAGACAATGAAAAAATTGTCATCATCCAATATATCTGCTAATCCAAGTCCTACTGTGTTGATAGAATTGGCGATAGCTTTTTGCCAATTACTACCATTGAAATAAATGGCGTCACCTTGAGTAAAACCGTGACCTGTTTGATTAATTTCTAAACGATCGCCTGGGTTTCCTTGTTCTCCTTGAGGTCCTTGTGGACCAGGAGACCCTCTAACCAAACTAATAAGATTACCACTTATTCCTTGTGTTAGAATAAGTTTAGATAATTCCGTCTGGAGATCAGAAATTGGTATGGCCATGCGTTCCTTTAATTATAGGTTTTGATGGTCGGGCTTACTGGATCTTCTATATCTGAACTATTATATCCATTAGGATTCAAATCTATTCGTTGGGCAAGCAATACCATATTCTTATCACATACTACAGTATAATTTCCTGATACTTTATGTTGAAAATTTCCTTTTGTTTCTACGGTTACATCCTGGGCGCAGTAAATCTTAACATTTCCCTGAATCTGTATATTCAAGTTTTCTTGGACTTTGTAATTACCATCTTTTTCGACGTTTACAGCCTGTGTTCCTTTTATTAGAATATTACTGTCACCTAATACTATTTCATAGTTATCCTTAACAATTCTTGTAACCTTACTTCCGTCAGGATGTATTTCTTCAAATGTTCCTGCTTTATGATATGTGTGTATTCTTTCCTTACCGGGAGTATCATCAAATTCTTGAATGTGACCGCTTTCGGTTTCTAATACCTTATTTTTAGGATATACACTGTCGTAAGGTGTTTTTGGTTCTTCCCATTTAGATTCACCCAGCGAAGTTACAATACCTGATTGTGTAGTGTCATTTTTAGTTTTGACTATGGTGCTATCTATATTTTCATTTCTAGCCAATCTATTCACATCCGATTCGTGAAGATATTCTTCACGGGGAAATATACCAGACGGGTCATTAAACCCTTTATGCGGCATAGCTACTTCTGATGATATTCCAGCAACACTACCAAAAATAATAGGTTGTTGAGCAATTAGACCATCTCTAAAGAAGCCAAATACCCACGATCCCGGCACCAGCCCGGTTGGAGATATACCAACACCACTGACTGAGGCACTGTTAATTGGTTGAATAACATTAGCCCAAGGTAGATGTTCCGTAGGAATATCGTTCTTATTATCAGAATGAAATCCAATAATTCGAACTCTACACCGTCCGATTTTTAAAGGATCGTTCACATCTTCTACCACACCCTGCCACCATATAAAATTATTTTTTGAAGTATTATCTTCCATTTTATGTAATCACCTTTTGATCGGGGTAAGGAATTGAATTTGAATCTTTGATTAGCAATAGGTTCATGAAATATTGATCCACTTTAATTATGTGTGTTATAGAATAAACCAAATATCTTCCAGACAAATATGGATCGTATTTTTCTGTTGTGAGTTCGGCAGCCTGTGGCGCATTAATAAAAACATTAACGAATTGTCCAACTTTTCTTCTAGAATCACCGAACACGTTTATCGCAATCTTGAAAGAATCGGACGAAAGCAACTGAAAATTTCTTTCTAGTAATTGAGACTCATATCCATCATTATCTTCAATATCATCATAACCATACGAAGATTTTGGGTATACTTTTAGGTGCGAGTTTGCATCTATAGGGAAGAATTTGAAATTCGGTAAAATACCATAGGGATTGATATGTTTCGTTTTGTCAAATGCCTCTTTATATGATAGATCAACCTTATTTATTTTTTTATAAGTTAGGTCAGTTGAAATCAATTCCGATGCAAACACACCTTGTGTTCTATTTTTAATTGCATCCGAAGATTCGAATATTTCCAATTCACGTATTCTTGTATATTCCTGATCTACACTTACATTCGACATACTAGGCAAAAAGGTTCTATATTCCCACGATACTGGGATAGTAGAACTGACATTGAATAATGGTCTAAAATAAAACTTATTGTCCAGAGTCTCATAGAAAACATAATTACAATTGTCTTCTGTATCAGATGATCTGGATGCTAAAAACAAAATAGCATCTGATGGAGACATATAAGGTATTACTATCTTCTTTTTACCTTTGGTTTCTCTTACAGAAATTGCTTTACCTGCTGCCTGTAAATACCTAGTAAAAATAGCTGTAGCCATTTCAGAATAAGTTTTATTAGCATATGACTCCGAAATCTTTTTAGAACACGAAAGAATGTATTGCGGAGAAATCAATTCTAATTTATAGGTAACAGATTTCGTACCGTCCAATATTAATCTAGATATTTTAGAAACCAGAAGTTCTACTTGTATTTTAGGTGCTCCGGGAGTATAGAATGTAGCCTTTACTTTCTCGTTTCCTGTGATAGGTGTGAATCTGATAAGGTTTAAAGATTCACTGAGCAAAACATATCCAGAAAGAAAAACATTCTGAATGCTTTCTGTGATATTAAAGTTCAGCATATGCGGTATCAAATCTACTTGAAATCCATTATACGAAGTTAAAACTAAACCCTCCAGAATTATCTGGCTGGTATTTTGAATTGTTGTTTTATAGGTGATATTATCCATTAGTCTTGAACAATCCATTATACGTATCAACAACGTAACCTACATAATCAACCTTCAGTAACAATATATCCCTCTTTTTATCGTTTTGTACATCCTCATAACGTCTGTTCACTATAACATTATCATCAGCACCATTTTCAATGTAATTCTTCAATAGGAATGATTGCTCTAATGCATTTTGAGAAGAAGATACCAAATTGCGTCCTATAAAGTTTTCATATGGATCTAATTGAATGCCA